CCCATTGCAGTGTGGTTGAACATGTTTAGCATAAAGTTTCTTAAACCTTCATCATATTGATAACCAGTTGAGGTCAAAGTATTCATTTTGTACTCTCCGTTATTTGTTATGTGGTGGCATTTTGGTTTCAACAAACCAAACATGTTTTCTAAGTCCTGGATGATACTTACGTAACTTTAATTTTTTGCCGTCTCTGATCATGCTTGTGCTTTTTCTAGCCACAAAGTGAAAACTAGCATTTGCTCTAGTTTCACCTTCAGGAACCATCCATGCTTTGCTATCTTTATTCTTTTTAGCCGCCATTATTTTCTGCTCCGTTATATTCCTATTTTCTTTTTACCTAATTTAACAATTTCATCTGTATCGAGACATTTAAATCTCATTCCTGTGTTTGTTGGTCGAAACTCTGCGATGTCGTTAATGACTTCAGGTGTTTCTTTAAGGTATTTAACACAAGCAGTTCGTGAAGTAAAACTTCTTTGCATCTTCATGATGTCTGTGTTAATGGAATTAGGCATTTGAATAAAAGCGACTATAAACCATTCAAGCAATTATTTTGCACCATCTCTTGTTAGAGCTAGTTTATAACAAACTCTTTGGCCTTTTACACTGTCGATAGTAATAGCAGGGAGGTCTGGTGTAACTTGTCTACATTCTGGTAATTCATACCATCTAAATCCTGCGGCTTTTTGTTCTGCAACTGTTTTATTAAATTCTGCATTGTCTACTGAAAACAGTAGTGCTAATATTATTAGTCCCATGTTTTTTTCCTTAATTTCTACGTTTGATATATTTATATTTTACTATTGATGCACCAGTTTGTCAACCTTTACCAATGATCAGGCCAGGCATAATGTCTGTTTAATGTGTTGTATATCTGTTGTACTTTGAATTTGATTTCGCTACCACTGTTGATCTGCTTTAAGTTTTTCAACCAATCAACCAATTGAACAATTTCAGTTTTTGTTCCGCTATGACCAGTTCTGCCTACGGTCAATGGTCTGCCTCTTTTGCTTGGAAAGCCATAGTCCCATAGCATTTCGATTTGTGTGTATCTGTTTTTTATTCTTTCAAATTTGTTGTCTATGTATTGAAAAAATCCTTGTTCACTTGGTAGCACTACAAAATTTTCGTAACTTAAATGTAGTTCTAAACATTCTACTCCTTGATCACTTACTTCACTTCTCCAGTTACTACTACTCCATTGATTATCGCTAGTATCAAATGTTTTTAACTGAGCTTCTGTCATTATTTCATTGGCTACTACGTTAGAATTTCCAAGAAACTGTATGGTTTTTGGTGTAATCAATACTGTGGGTATAAAAAGTGCTTCAGCTCGTAATAGTATTTCTTTTTGATTTTGTATACTATCTTCTTTAGCAGTTTTTTGTACCGTAAATTGTTGAAGTTGATAACCTGCACGTTCTTCTGCAAAGTTTCTATAATATCTACCGTTCTTTAGTTTGTGGGTAACTTTTGTATACAGTGATACATCTTTTGTTTGTAAGAACATTTATATGCCTCTTTTTTAATTTAGTATAACTATAGTATAACAAATAATCTGCAAATGTCAACGGAAATAATATGTTAGTCACAGTTGGTGATAGTTTTACATACGGTACAGAACTGGTCGATACAAGTTTGGCTTGGCCTTATCAGTTAGGGTTAAGACTTGATATGCCTGTGGTAAATCTTGCACAACCTGGCGCAAGTAATGATTTTATTACGAGAACCACAGTAAATGCTATCGATGAATATGATCCTACATTGGTGATTGTTGCTTTTACAACACCAAACAGGTTTGAACGTAACGGGGAACATTTTACACCAACTAAAACTCCACAACAATTTTCTGACTGGAACGAAGAATGGGCTGAAGATAGATTTCATACACAGGTACGTATGCTAGAAAGTTACATAAAATGTGAAAACTACTTTTTAGGTCCTTGGGATTGTGATATCAGTTATTGTTTGAACTATATTGGAACATTAGTGGAAATGTGTGAAGGTTTTGACAAAGGTTTAGGAGGTCATCCACTTATACAAGGACACACTGCTATAGCACGAACTATATCAGAAATTATTTGTCAACCATGATTCTAAATCACCTGTAAGATTGGCCATCATTGCTTCTTGTGATCCAAAAAAGCTCAAACGTTTTTGTCCGTAGTAATATGGAAATTGTAGTTTACGATCAAGTCCGAGTAGGACTCTTTTGTTTTTACGTGCAAAGTTATCTGGTAACACATAATCCCAATATTCAAATTTAAGTTTACTTAAAACTGCAAACCCAGTTGAAGTTAGTCGCATTCCGCCATTTTCTCGTGTGTTATACCACCAAGAATGTAGGGCAGATTTATATTCTGGTTTATCTTCTCCTAATAACGAAATAATGTGACGAGTTAGAACGTCTTTATTTCTCATTGGAGTAAACAGTTTCTCCTTTGCTTAGACGCACAACACTGAATTTATCTGTTTTAAATTGTGAATTTAGTTTTTTTGCTAAACTTATTGCATGTCCAGGGTTAGAAAAACTTACTTTTTTATATTTTGGTCCAGGATACTGTACCAGCATGTTAGACGTTTTTAGATTGATAGGTTTCCCGTCAAAATATACTGCCCATATACCTTCGCTGGCCAATACCTGTTCAGTTTTATATGTTACTTTGTCTGTAACTTCAACTAATATTTGAGGTTTTGGTCTTGCCATGTTCATTATCTCCATAGTTATTTATGATAAACTACGTAGATAACTTGTTAACGGCTTAGTTAATTACCAGGTTCCGCCGTCAACTTCTATACTATCTGGTTGTTGTGAACTCTGTTGTTTTTGTAGTAGATCTATATCAAGAAGAAGTTTAGTTATATCACCATGTAGATTCTTTGCATCTTGCATTGCCCAAACAAAATCTCTAGCATTGGTTGCATCACATTGAGCAACTCTATCAATAAATTTTCGTATATACAATCCACTCACTTGTAGTAAAATCCATCTGGTTCTCTTACTGGACCAACATAACCATAGCGGTCTAGTATTATAAGTTTAGGACAAAACATTACCTTGGTTTTGCGATTGATTGTAACCATATAGTATCCAGCAGCGTACCAGCTTTTGCTTTTCTTTTCTTTGGTATAGATTGGCAAACGTTGATTAATATCCCATACACCATTGTAAGGCTTACAATCTGTTGGAAATCGATTTACTTGATTCTCTGGATATTTGACACGTTCGAGTATATTGTCAAAGTTTATTTTAGTAATATCACGTAGACTTTTTACAGTTTTAAAACGACTTGAACCTTGATTTGTTTTTAAAAAATAACCTGTTGGAGTTTTTTCAACTGAGCCAATTTTTTGGTTATCCTTTTGCAATACCCAAAACTTGCCATTGACTATAGGCTTTGCAATTGTATCTGTCATTTTTGTAATACTCCTTGGTATGTTTGATTCAACCAACGTCCATACTGTTCAGCATTCTCGCTTAGTCGATTCAACTCGTATTTACCACAAAATTTAAGGAATTTAGAACCAACTTGTCCTACATCCTTGTTTGTGATTTGTTCTCTAATAAAATCGTCAAGTCTTTGTTTTATTTCTTCAGGTTGTGCAGTTAAATCAATCAGTTGTTTGTTCCTATTGTAATCATCTAGCACTCTGTGTTCTTTGCCTTCATGATCAGTCCAACGTTGTAGCATCATGTTGTTCCAAGCATAACCTTTGCTGGATCTATCTTCAAATGCTTCTAGTAATCCAACCTTGTTTTTAGTACCTTTTTTACGTACACCAGGAAAAGCACTGAACACATTATCACTGCTATCACCTCTCATGCACTTTTCAAACAATAACCATTCAGGATCGGGAACTTCTTTAGGCAGTTTTGTTTTCTTATCTATTACTGGCTTGCCTTTGGCATCAAATATGCCTTCGATGGTAATTTCCTGATCAGTGATTCCATTAAACTGTTTTACATTATCAGCCAACAGTTGATAAAAATCACTGTCTGAACTGATAATCACATGCTCATCTCCAGGATGTAGATGTATCCAACGTGCTATAAGATCGTCAGCTTCTGCATCACCATCACGTAGTACACTACAATTGGTTTTTTCACGTAGGTATTGATTGAAGTCATCAAATGTGTCCCAGAACAGTTTTTCTTCTTCTTGCTCACGTTCTGTAAGTGCGGCTCTTGCTTCGCTACGATTGGCTTTGTATGGCTTGTAGTAATCTTTACGCCAGCTTCGACCTTCTAAACAAAACACCACATGATCAGCATCAAACTTTTTTGCTACTTTGTTGATGGCAGCCATGCTTATGTGCAGTGCATAGCCAACTTTTTCCCATGGATCACTTGCACGGAATGCAACGTGTCTGGCACGGAAAAACATGTTAGCAGTGTCAATCAATAGATACTTCATAAGAATCCTTTTGTTAATAATACACTTATTATAACACTAAACAATCTTGTTGTCAACTATATACTTTGTGAGATATTGTGCCCATGCTCTGTGTCCATCTGAACCATAATGATAGCTGGTTGGACTGACAGTTTCGCATTTTTGTGAGACAACATGATTGTATGTACACGCAGGATCATAAGGACCAATATAACTTGTACCCCAATCTTTCTGTATTTCTATTTTGCTAAAGTCATTGTTGCCGTTGAAGAAAATATGCTTTACGCCAAGCGATTCTAGTTCTTGATGGAAGTTGTATATTTCTTCATGAGCATCTTTGGTTTTTTGTTGCCAATCGATATTTGCAACATATTCTTTATACTGATCTTGATGACTAACAGGAACATGATCAATACCGCTTGCATTGATTTGGTATGCCACATCATCAATTAACCATTCTTCACGTTCCCATGTACTCCATTGTATGATATACAATGTTCTATAAATATCTTTTTCGTGATGCTTGATCCAGTTTCTTGTAGTCCTAATTATTCTTGCGTTAGAGCTCGCACTTTCAGCCTCACACTTGAAACCACAGTTAAGTCTATTGCTTAATAGTTTTCCCCATGAAACTGCAAGATTATCTGGATGAGGCACACGACCCATCATCCAATACTGTGGATCATCTTCTGCAAAAGCATGATTATTCACACATTCTGCGCCAGCAGTGTGTGAGTCGCCGTTAACATATAAAATCATTATTTTACTTCGGTATAACCGTTGCCAAGATCACGACTCTGTGTATAACGTACTTCAGGATCAGCTTGTGCTTGTTCGTATGTTTCTAGTGCAACATTACGACAAACAGTTTGAAACCAACGATCAACTATTACATGCTCTTCTTCGTTTGGCTTTTGTTGATATCCAGCACGTACTAAGTTTGCAATAAACTTCTCGTTCCAATCTAGTTCAAATGCTCCATTATCAATATTATCTGGTTCAATTTCCATGCTTAATATTGAAACATACGGTTCACCTTTAGCAGTTGCTATTTCTTTAGGTGATTTCTTCTTTGATCTTGGTTTAGTTTTTTCTGGTTCAAAGTGTTCTTTACTTAAAAATTTTTTTATTTTATCAAACATGTTCTACCTCTTTTTTTTAAAAACCGGTATAGGTTGCATTTTATGTAGATTTTTAGCCCTAAGTTCGCGATATTTTTCCAATGATTCTACTTCAGGGCCAACTGCAAGTGCATTTAGGTCATCAAGTTGCATTGCTCTTTCCATCTGTTCGTATGAAAGTCCTCCTAATTGATCTTGGTCAGTTCTGCCATCCTCCCATAACCCATCAGTTGGTTGAGCATCAATGATACGTTGGTCGATTCCTAGGTCTCTGCCAAGTTGCCATACTTCAGTTTTGTATAAAT